GATGTGAAGGCAGACGACTTCGCCGAGGTGGTGCGCTCAGGTAAGGAAGAAATAATAAGCGGAGACTACGAGTCCGCTACTGACAATATATTTCAACCTGCCGTAGAGGCCATCATTGAGGTGTTGGCGGAGGATAGTAGGTTAACGACAGAGGAAAGAGAGATCCTTGTGGGGAGTTTTGCGAATCTGCGGTGGAAAAGTAAGAGTGGCAGGATCCGACCAATTAATAGGGGATCAATGATGGGAAATCTGGTCAGTTTCCCTGTGCTCTGCCTTCTTAACAAGGCTTGCCACGATATGGCCGCAGAAGACGTTTACGGGAGAGAAAGTAGGAGGGTAGGTAAATTTAACGGAGACGATTGCCTGTTTCAAGGCAGCAAAGCCATGTACGAAAAATGGCGTGCTGTCACAAGCATTTTCGGGTTAGTCGTCAACGAAAAGAAAACCATGAGATCCAAGCGCTGGGCCGATTTGAACAGCCAGACATTTGACATTAAACGGATGAATCTCGTGGGTAAACCTATTCTCTCATTTCTCTTGCCGCTGCAAAACGAACCGGGGGAGATTCTTACAAGTATAATAGAGGGTATTAAGACGTTTCGCAATGACATCCAGCAATGGGTTGTCAACGTTGTCATGAGATACGAAATATCCTTGAAAGGCTTCACCTTGTCTAGTATACCTGCTTATTGGATGCACTCTTTAAAGAAGAGGAAGTGGTTTAGGCGTGCCGCATTGGATGGACCGGGTGCCATTGATGCGGGAGTACTGTTTCCAGTGAAACAATTTGAGGAGAGGAGTGGAGATGTCTTGCCAGTGTGCGATAGGTCTTTTCCTACCGTCATTGGACGACCGCCGAAGGAGGAGTACTACCCTGTCATAGATGAGCTATGTCATCAGATTCAGGGGCTCCATACTAAGGCGTGGACTGGCGTCCCTTGCGTTCCTCTCGAAAAAAAGCTCGACCGGTCGGGCTTTCACAAACAGTACCAATTATACCGTAAAACCACCAATCACTGCACAATCCGGCTCGTGGGTACTGCCGTGCGCTGGTCATTTGTTTGGCCGCGTCCCTTGTATCGGGAAGTCGAGGAGCGAACACCATGGATGCTCTTGTCAGAACACGAATGTCTGATCAAGAAGGACTTGAGCTTCCATAGACAGCTAACCTTGGCACACAATTACCGGATTACAAGGGAGAAGAGGTATCCTACACCATACCGAGATGCTTCCGTCAGACCCGCTGACGGAGGTGCCTTCTTAAATCTGCTCTGACTGGGGTTGAAGTCAGGATGAGTTGCAGCATGAGGCAAACTGTAGCAGGGAGATTGGTATCTTGTTTAAACTGTTAACCATTATACAGTACCGATCGACCATGAGAAACCTGCCCATCATGGTGGAGGATCTTTGATCGGATTTTCTTGGAGGAGCGATAACCTCGTCCTCAGAAGGATTCTATTGGGCCGAATCCCGAAGCAATTAGATGTAAGGTTCCAGCACTTGGTTCCTTTATTCTAGACAAACAGGGGTATCAAAAAAAGAAAATCTATATTCTATGGGGTATAGTTTGGATGACAGATAGGAAATCTTGAACAGAAGGGAAGGGCGAGGCGTTGTAAGTCTGCGACACCAGCGTTTCAGGCGACTCTTGCGGTAAGGATTAGGGTATGTCTTCGGACAGACGGCTGGATCTTCGGACTCCAGCACCCGGGTACGCAATAATCCTCTAGTTTATCTGTGTGTAGCGGCATCTCCGGTTGCTAGGTTGTAATGCCTAGGTCCGCCTTCATATCCCCGCTTCGAGCGGTGGCAGGGACACGGGAGAATCGTCGTATGCCTTACGCGTAAGGCGCGCGAAGCAGGACTAGAACACAAAAGGGTTGGTTGATTTGTCAGGGGCAGCTGCGGTAAACATCGGCAGTACCTATCGTAAAGTTCTTGATGGAATTTCTCGACAAATAACCGGACGAGTATAGAAACAAAGGATCAGGGTGTTTACTATTAACCTGATCGACAAAGAGATATCTCACTTCCGGAGTGAGGAGAATGGATGAATGATGGGGGTTCACGAGGGGCCCCCCCCTGAGCGAGAGTGCGTCGTCATGATCTGGCCTAGCTGGAAATGATTGGCGATGCAGCTAAGGAGAGGATGAAGACGTTTGAAGCCTACCGTAGATGTGGCGGGGCCAAGAATCGGGTTCGATTCCCGGTGCGTCGGACAAACCTTAGTTCTGATTTGTGACCTACGGTGAGCACTTCGGTGCCTTATCGGCGA